AAAGATGATATTGCTGCAAGTTTATTTATCATTGATACGCAATCACCAGAATTTGTAAACATTGTTGATAATTCGTCTGTTGTGTAATTAGACATAATTATGTAGGTTCAGTTGCCCAAGTAATGTTAAAAGGATCACTTTGAGTTGTTATATCTCTAAGTGATTGTCTGTAAGTTTGCCATTCTGTTTTTTTAGAAGAATCTAAAGCAGAATCAACAACTTGTGTCCAATCAGAATCTTTTAACTTTAGTGTTCTTGCTTCTCTTATCTTATCCCACTGAACATTATCTACTTGTGTTTTTTCATCAGTTGTTAAAGATACAACTTCATATTCTTTTACATAGTCTCCATCAATAAAAGCAGTAACACTATTTAATTTTTGAGTAGCCTGTGCATATGTTGGAGTTATAATTTTTTTTGCGTTATTTTCAGATAAAAAATTATCAGTTGGCCCTAAACTACTAAATGAAGTATTAGGAAACAAAACTTGATGTTCTCCTATTTGTTTAACGGTTGAACCGTCAATAATGGCAATTCTCATAATACTATGTAGTATAATCTAATTTTAAAGATAGAACACCACTTGAACGAGGTGAATTTCCGAAAGATGGATAGTTACTCCAGTTACTTAAATCAAGCCATTCTGTAATACTTGTTCCTATTGCTGAATTATCATAATTTACTGCGTAATATGCACTACCAAGATTAGCAGTAGTAACATTTTCATAAGCAGAAGTATCACTATCACTTTTATAGGTTTTAGCGTTTAAAAATTCTCTTAGTTTTAAAAAAGTAAGACTAGATCTTGCTTGATAACTTGACGCTGTTTGAGTAGAAGCAATTTCAACACAGATATTATTTGTACCGTTCCATGTAAATGAAGCGGCTTTTGTAACACTAGAATCATTACCACCATTGCCAGATATTTCTATTAGTTCACCTTGTCCTGATGCAGTGCTTGCACTCCCTGCAAAAGTAGTTTTAGTTTTTAATTGCATATTTGATACTGTTGAATAACTGTTGCTACTTCCACTTCCAATTAAAGTTACTACTTGATCTGCCAACGACTTTAAAGGTGGAAATTCTGTTGTAGTTGTATCTTGATATAAAATTGTAGCTGTTTCGCCTGATATTGGAGTGTAATGATTACCTGTGTCAGTTGTATGAAATATTCTTAATCTTAAGCCTCTTGGAATTTTTCCAGTTGAAGCAACTTGACCCCATATGTAATTAGAAAACTTGTTAAATTTTGCACCACTTGGAACTGATTGTGCAGTTAATTCGGCTGCTGAAACTAAGTCTTGTTGTTTATGGGATCTATAATAACTCATAAACCAAGTTTGAGTATTTAGCCAAGGCATAGCCCATGTTATTGGATCTGTAACTGTTGTACTAGCGTCTACTGCACTAGGAGTAAACATGTGAGAGTTATAGCTTGATCCGTTAGAACTTTGAGTATTTGGGTGATAAGGGATGTAAGAAGATCCTCCATAAAAGCCCCTAGAAAAAGAACCACTTACTCCACCAGAGGCACTAGCTAAAGAGGCTCTTAGTTTATGTGATCTCATTAAGCAACATCTCCTACTTTCGCTCCATATAAAGTACTACCAGTTTTCCATACTTCTATAACTGTATAACCACTTGTAGCTAAAGTAGGTGCAGATCCCCCAACCCAAGTCATAGTAGGCCAAGTTACCGTATAAGATGAGCCATCTGCAATCATTAACATCATTGATTGTCCAGTAGTAAATGAATCAGTAGCAGTTCTATTAGCACCTAAAGTCCATTGTTGAATAGTTCCTTGATCTGGATCTAACGCAACACTAGAAGCATCAGTTATAGTAACAACGTTTTCATCTATAGAGCCAGGCAAATCAATCGTACCATTATCATCTATTTCAAAATTATCTAAACCGGGCAACCTAAATTTAGTATTACTTGAATTACCTAATGTAATTTCATTATCTGCGTCTGCTGCTGTAGGTTCTGCGTCAACACCTATAGTAATATTGTTATCTCCTGTGGTGATTAAATAGCCACATTCATGTCCAATACTAATATTACTACCGCCAGTATTTATGTTTCTTGCAGAATTATATCCAATTGCAAGATTTTTAGTTCCTGAAGTGTTATAAAGCAATGATCTAAATCCAATCCCAACGCTGTAAGTTGTTGCTGACATATTTTTACAGGCTTGAGGTCCAATTCCAACAATATGTTGCGGAGCATTAGAAAAAGCACTTCCAGCTTCTTTTCCTAAAAGTGTACAGTTAGTTCCAGCCGCACCGCCAGCCGCATATCCTACAAGAACGGATGAATTTAAATTACAATTTTGACCTGCCCATGCTCCTATGCAAACTCCATCAGATAGGCTTGTTGCGTTTTCTGCTGCTTCCCAGCCTATAACAGTGCCATGATAATCACTTGTGGCAGAGGCTCCAGCTTTGTATCCAATAAGTGTAGTTCTACCTCCGGTATGGTCTTTTCCAGCTTGGTGTCCAATAAAAATGCCTCCATCTTGTGAATTATTATTATCTTCACCGGCTTCTGTACCTATAAAAATTCCATTTTCATGAGTACCACTAAGGGCCGCACCAGCATTAGTTCCTGCAACAAAATTACCTTGTGCATCAGCACTAAATCCACCACCAGATGCAGCAGCCCATGTTAATCCACCAGTATTACCTGATTGTGCAGATAGAAAATATCCATTTGTTGGTGAATTGCTTACTTTTAAATTTGCTTCATCAACTACATTATCTGCAATTACTGTGGCTCCATCAGCAGTAGAGGTAACTTCTCCAGAATGGTTAGGGTGAACATAGTTATTAGCAGAAGCAGCTATCCCATCAAGTTTTGTGTGGTCTGCATTAGTGAAATCATTTGTCGTTAAACCACCATCACCAACACTATAAGTTGTGTTTGTATCTGTAGGTGTTCCCCATGATGTATTACCACTTGCATCTGTTGTTAGATATTTGCCATTTTGTATATCATTTGGAAGTGTAAAAGTATAACTTGCAGCAGCACTATGAGGTGGCCCTTTAAGAATAATGCCATGTGAGTTTTGTTCACAATTAAGCTTTACCTGTCCAGAACCTCTTGTTGCATTACCTTTAGAAACAATTTTACCAGAACCATTAGGATCTAAATCAATATCACCATTAGAAGTAGAAACAATATCCTGACCATTTACATCAAGCGAGCCGCCAAGCTGCGGTGAAGTATCACCTACAACATCAGTAATACCTACATTCGCACTAGCAGAAATACCATTTAATTTTGTATGATCTGCGTCAGTAAATACATTGCTATCACTAGCACTTTCAACTAATGTTCTAATTTCTGCTGCGGTCTGGTCTGCGGTGGCTGACGCTTCAATTCCGTCTAATTTTGTCTTGAGGGTATTAGTAAAGTTATTCTGTGTAAGACCTCCATCGCCTACGCTATATGTAGTATTAGTATCGGTAGAAGCAAAGTTAAGCTTTCCATTCGTATCATCATAAGTAACAGCGATATTAGTTTCAGTATTACTACTGACCATCGCTCCAATAATATCTTGAACTTCTTCAGTAGTTAATTGTGTATTAGTGTCAGCAGCAGTGATAGTAATAGTATCGCTACTGGCATTAGTTGTTATCGTGACATTCGTGCCAGCGACAAAGGTAAAAGTATCAGTAGCACTATCAGCAACTACGTCAGACTGACCAGAAACAGCAATGGTAGAGAAAGCATTTTGGTTCGCTTCACCACTTCCACCGCCTCCACCACCTGATCCATTAGAAGCAGCAGTTATTCTTCCCTGTGCATCAACTGTTATATCTGTACTTGTATAAGATCCAGCCGTTACAGCAGTGTTAGCTAATTTATCAGCCGTTACAGCATCATCAGCTATCTTGGCAGTTGATACAACTCCAGCATCTATTGTATAAGTACCACCACTATTACTGACTGTTATATCACCTTTGTCACCATCTGATACTGCTGGGCCTTGTGCTCCTGTAGATCCTTGTGCACCTGTAGCTCCTTGTGGCCCTGCCGTTGTAATTTCTACTGTTGTAACGTCAGAAACTTGACTGACAACAACTTGATTAGGATTGCTCATGCTGTGTAACCTTCACTTACAAATAGTGTACCCTCTAAATAATATTCTTTGTTACCTGATCCATCTGTTAGTAATACGTCATATTTTAAAATATTAGGACTAAAATTTGTTGTATCTGTATCTTCTAATTTTATATCTACAATTCCACCACTTCTATTGGTATAAGTAACTGTAAAATCAGCATATTTTGTGGTTCGTGTTATATCATAAACCATTGCAGCAACAGTATATCCTGTAAGATTTATTGCAGATCCAGTAGAGTCTTTAAAAGTTAAACGCAGAGGAAAATCTGCCCTTCGTTGTATAGTAAAATCTTTTTTTCCAGGTAAGACGGCCATAATTAATCAGCAGCTTCGGCTGTGTTTCCCTCTGCTACCCACTCAAGGTACTCTTGGTAGTCGGTGTTTGCTTCATCATTTGGTATAAAGACTTCTACATTTGATTGTGTTTGTTTTTTAACTCCATTTACTTGTTCTGTAATTGGGTCTTTAATAAATTTATATATAGGATTTGTTGGGTATGCCATAATTTAAAGCTCCGCACTTAAATATACTAAGGTACTTGCGTTAGCACCACCCATTGCACCAGCATGACCTTGAGTACCACTTCCGCTTGTTGTATAAACTCCACCTCCGTTGGCACTTACAAGACTCATACCTGCTAATGCACTATATGTACTCTGACCACCATTTCTATACGTTATATAATAATCACCACCAGAATTTGCAACTATTGACGGTGAAGCCCTCATTGATGTCTTCCATACCATTCCTACGGTATGAGTACTTGAAGTGTAAAGCATACAAGTGCCAAAATATTGCTGACCAGTAACTAGAGTTTGGCAATATCGTTCACATAAAGCAAGCTCCTGACCGAATGACCTATGCTCAAAATCTGTTGCATGATCTGAAACTTCTAATTGAACTCCTGTGATTTCTAAGGTTGCATCATTTGTATCAAACCAAGTGGTTGGAAAATCTGGAAATCTTGTTGCACCATCATAAGCCGCCCACGCATTTAAGGGTCTTGTTCCTGTAAAGTTAGTTCCATAAAAAGGGCCAAAATCTAAACGTAAACCTTCTCCATTATCATTATCAAATTGCAAGTTAGAATTTCCAGGGATTGTTTTCGTAATTTTCGTCCATGTATCTGCAGTTAAAGTGCCTGTCTCCATCACATAATTCTGCATTGTTCCATCCAAAGTCATCACTCTGAAAAAGAAATTTTGTTCAACACTTGTTTTTATCCAAAAAGATAAGGTTACATAACTTGATGCAGAAGTATAGTTCCAGCCAGAAGTTGCTACATCTTGTGCTTCTATGGCATATTGCACTCTTAATCTATCGTCAGCACCAATAGTTTGATCTCCATTTGTAATTTTAAATGCTTTTCTAAAACCTAAACTATAAGGTGTTGTTCCACTTGCAACATCAACTTGTGCCTGTGTTGGTGAATTACTTATGTCATCGTAATATAAAGGAAATCTATCGACAGTTTGATAACCATCAGATGTAGATGACGTACCACGTTGAGCCACTTGCATAGCTCCATTAATTATTAAATTACGATTACTTAGGTTATTAGTAATATTGGCAGTACACGTTCCATCAGAGTTGTTGACAGTAATAGCAGCAGAACTAGCTCCTACCCCTTTTATCGAATTTACCTTGATCTCTGACATAATTAACTAGGTTTTGGGTTAGCGTCTTTTATAGCTTTGATTGCATTATAG